ATGCACAAAGGCATACACGAATTGGGCGGCAAGATAGACAAAATCTATTGGGTATTATTAGGTACAGTGGGGGCTGTATCCTTAGTTCTTCTAGAGAGAATTCTAGATATCAAAGGCTTTATATTTTAAATCCAGTCTTTAAGTTCTTCACCCATTATTTGGGTAGCGATATCAACTTTCTTTCTCAGAGACTTAACAATTCTTTCATCAACTGTGTCTTCACAGATGATGTCAATATATGTCATCGGTCTTGTTTGACCAATCCTATCAATCCTTGCTTCTGATTGCTGACGCTTCTCTAAATCATAACCGTTAGAATAATAAATCATTGTAGATGCTGCCGTTAAAGTAATACCATATCCCCCTGTTTGTGGAGTTCCTACAAAGAATCTTATGTTAGGATCTTCTTGAAACTTTTTAATATTATCTTGCCTTTCATTAGCAGGGGTCAATCCAAAGTAATCTACGCAATGACCTTTATCAAATTCATTATTGATAGCTTCTATTATTTTGTAGACATCTTTTTGCCAATGCGCCCAGATGACAACCTTACCTTCAACTTCATGAAGAACATTTATTAGTTCATCAATACGATTATTTTTAACATCTTGAGTGGTACCATCATCAGCCGTAAAGTGACCACAAGTAATTTGTTGCAGTCTCATCAATTGTGTTAGAACTGTGGCGGTCGTCATACTTTTGCCATTAAGATATGCTAGTGCCATTTGTTTCATTTGGTTGTATAATTTAAGCTGATCGTGGCTTAATTGAATAACTCTCTTCATAAAAGTTTTAGGAGGTAGATCCAAGCAATCATCTTTTAAAACTCTATAAGAAAAAGCCTTTAATTTCACGGTTAATTCGGGAAGTCTCTGATAACCAACTACAATATTTACTTGCCTTCCACCGAAATTCATCTTTCTCATGACAGCATATCTTTGTTTAAATGTATAAAAGGACACATGACCAAGGAGCTCGGGTCTTAAGAACTCACATTGTTTGAATAAATCTAGCGGCGATTTTGTGACAGGAGAACCTGTAAGAATTCTACGATACCTGGAATGGATAGAAAGACTACAGATATTCTTAGTTCTTTTAGCTTCAGGATTTTTAATGGTTGTACTCTCATCAATAACCATCATTGTTCTATGGCAAGATAAAAATTTAGCCGCAAACTCAACACCTTTAGTAGTAGAAAATGCTTCCACATTCATACATAATATATGTAACCTATGATCAGTATCAAAAAGTGTTTTTAATATTCTATCTTGTTTCTTATTTATATTGGCTTGCCATAACACATTTGTTGTTTCAATATGGTCAGCTAAGTGGGCAGGGATTTCTTGTTCGTGCCAATTCTTATATACCCCTTTTGGCGCTATAATTAATAGGCCATCTATTTTACCATTGTCATAAAGCATTGCCGCATTGTCTATAAGTACTTTAGATTTACCCGTACCCATTTCCATAAAGTATGCGTAATACTCTTTTTGCCACGATTTTTCCAACGCAGTAATTTGATGTGCGTATGGAGTAGTCTTAAATTTATAGTTCATAATTTTTCTTCTTTCTGTATTGACATCTTCTAACACAGGATATATATCTTTGTCAATGAAAGAAAATACAGTTTATGTAATACAAGAAATACCGGGAACTCGGGAAGGCCGACCCAAAATAAATATTATGGGAGCAGCTGACTACGGGAACTTAAAATTTTTATTACCAGAACTTTCACAAATAATTTTTTCTCCGGGTCCATTAATTTTTAAATTAAGAAAAACCCTGAAAGATTTTACGAGTGATGATTATCTTTTATTAACTGGAGATCCTGCTATAATTGGTGTGGCTTGTTCAATTGTATCGGATATAACAAATGGAAAATACAAGCTTTTAAAATGGGATAAACAAGAGAGAAAATATTATCCTATTACAATTAATCTATATGAGAAAGGAGAAATAGATGATTAATGATGATGTAAAAGTTAAAGTGTTCACAGGTAGTGGATCTATTAACTTCGAAGAAGATAGAAAAGAAAGTTTAGGAGCAGTTAATGAGGCCAAAGAACTTTCTGATCAAGTAGTTAATCTTCGATCTTTGGAAGATGAGATTGAGGATAAAGAAAAAGAACTAAAAGAGTTGAAAAGAAAATCTGAATTATTGTCAGGAGAAGTTATTCCGACTATGATGCAGGAAATGAATATTTCAACTTTAAAATTAGCAGATGGTTCCGCTGTTGAAGTGAAACCTATCTACGGTGCTTCTATTCCTAAAGATAAACAGGAAGGAGCATTTAAATGGCTTCGAGATAACGGCCTGGGTGATTTGATTAAGAATCAAATTATCGTTGCTTTTGGTCGTAACGAAGACAACAAGGCAATGGCTTACGCTACCCTTGCGCAAGGTCAAGGATATGAACCTGTCCAGAAATTAAAGGTTGAACCCATGACTCTTAAAGCTTTAGTTCGTGAGCGTCTTGAATCTGGAAAAGAGATGCCCACGGAACTATTTAACGTGTTTGCAGGCAGCCAAACCAAAATAACAAGGAGCAAATAACCATGAACCAAGAAACAAACGTTCAAGTTAAATCCAATGCACAGCTTCCAGCGAATACATTCGAGCAGGATGCAGGCAAAGGATTGGGTAAACTAACTCAAGAAGATTTAGCTTTACCTTTTTTAAAAATCCTAGGGCAGCTATCTCCCGAAGTAAATAAGAGAGATGGTAAATATGTCGAAGGTGCAGAACCAGGAATGATTTTCAATTCTGTTTCTGGAGAGTTATATGATGGTACGAAGGGCATTAGTGTCATTCCGTGTTTTTATAAACTCGAATACATCGAATGGAAAGACAGAGGAGAAGGATCAGGTGGACCTGTAGCAATACATTCGTCAGCATCTGATATAATGAGTAAAACAAAAATGGACGCAAACTATAAAGATAGATTACCTAACGGTAATTATATTGAAAAGACTGCGAGTCATTTTGTATTAATTACTCAACCAACAGCCGCAACCGCATTGATTTCTATGAAATCTACTCAATTAAAAATTAGTAGAAAGTGGAACTCAATGATGGCAGGAATAAAGATGAAGGGAAAGAATGGTATGTTCACTCCTGCATCTTTTAGCCATACTTATCAATTAAGAACTGTACAACAGTCTAATGATAAAGGAACTTGGTTTGGCTGGGAGGTACAAAAGATTGGTCCTGTATCTAATACAGAGATTTATCAACAAGCTAAAGCTTTTGCCGACAATATTTCTCAAGGAAATGTTAAAGCAAAGCATGGTGAAGCAGCCCCGAAAGAGGCAGGTTCACACTTCTAATTCCTTTTGGGAATAGTTGCAACAGAGGCGGGGAAGCGAGAGTGGAACCGCCTCAGAAAAACATGCTATGGAGCAAAAGTTTATAGAAATATTTACAGGATTTAGTGATAACTACGGGCAAGCTGACATGCAACGCCTTGAGGTAGACCCTATCTCTAAAAAACAAAAGCCCGAATACAGATGGGCACAAAGCAAAATTACTGACGAAGATTACTTAGACCATTTAAAAGGAACTAAATCAATTGGTGTTCAACCATGTAATGAAAAGAATCATGCAAGGTTTGGAGCAATTGATATTGACCCTAATGAATACCAGGGTTTTGATAGAAAATTTTATTTAGATAAAATTAAAGAATATAACTTACCTTTAATCCCTATTCTTTCTAAGAGTGGTGGACTTCATATTTATATTTTTACAAAAGAATTTATACCAGCAAGTATCATAAGATCTTTTTTAACTAATTTAATTCCAATATTTAATTTAAAACCTGAAACAGAAGTGTTTCCTAAACAGACAGAACTTGTCAAGGACAGTGAGACCGGGGAAATTAATAAGGGAAATTTTATTAACCTCCCTTATTTTAAGACAACAGAAAGGAGAGCTCTTAATTTCGACGGAACAGAATTTCCTTTTGAACAATTCATACCATTAGTAGAAGCAAATTTTTTAGATGCAGAAAGAATTAAAGACATAGACGAACAGTTAGAGAAAAAAGTTTTAGAAGGATCAAATGCAGAATTTATAGATGGTCCTCCGTGTTTAGCAGCACTATCAAAAAATAAATTAAGTGATGGCAGAGATAGATTTTTATATAATTATATGGTCTTTGCTAAAAAGAAATACCCAGACAATTGGGAAGAGAAAGTAATGAGTGCACCTGTATTATATTTTGAAGACTCAGTTGCTTGGTCTAAACAAAAACTATCTCAGAAGATTCGTTCCTGGAAACAAAACTATAAAGGTTACACGTGTAATCAAGATCCAATTGCTCCACATTGTATGAGAGGGTTGTGTGTAAAAAGAGCTTTCGGAGTTGCATCAGATTTTCAAGATTCATATCCTTTATGTGGTAACTTAGAAAAAGTAGACCTTGAACCAGAACCAGAATATAATTTTGATGTTACTCTTCCTGATGGACAGACAGTAAGATCAGTTCATTGTAAAACAATTGAACATTTAACCGACCAAAGAAAAAGAAGAAATTCCATAGCCAAGTACGCAGGATTCGTCCCACCTTTACAAAAAGGTGCGGACGACCAGAAAGTATTAGATGGTTTATTTAAAACTCAAAAAGTAATGCCACCACCAATTGGTACAACACCAAGAGAAAAACTTCACGACAATCTTTATCAAAAGATTACAGGACCCGAAGCTAAGAATGATGCATCGTTTAAATCCGGGACTACTCTTCTTCAAGAAGGCTATGCTTATTTTAAATTTGATATGTTTTATAAAAAATTAAAAAATAAAGGATGGCGTTATCCCGAGGATAAGACAGGTTCTATGATGTTAAAGATATACAAAGATTGTGAAATAGATTTTCTAGATCAAAAAAGATTTCCGACTAAAGAAAAAGGTAGACACAATAGTCCTACTAAAAATGTAGTAGTCATCGCTATTAAAAAATTTGATAAGATTCAAATCTTCCATAAACTAACCGAACATAAAAAGGATATTCTGTGATAAGAAAAATATTGGGTCCCCCTGGTACAGGTAAAACCACTAGACTTTTAAAGTATGTACAAACATTTTTAAAATTAGGAACTCCATTAGATAAGATAGGATACTTTGCATTCACTAAGAAAGCAGCTAACGAAGCAAAAGAAAGAATGTTAAAAATATATCCTCAGTATGGGTATAGAGATTTAAGGTCTTTTCAAACTTTACATTCATTGGCCTTTGCAACTTTAGGGATGAAGAAAGATAATGTTATGCAACCCGAACACTACGAAGAAGTGGGTAAAGCAATTGGTATACAGGTAACAGTTTATAAAGGAGGAGAAGAAGACACAGGATACATAGATTCTGATAGTGAATACTTTAATATTATTAACATAGCTCGGATTAAAAACCGTACTATTAAAGAAGAATTTGATACTGATTTATATTCAGATGATTTGGAATATAATTTTTTAGAAATTATAGAAAAAGAATTAAACAATTATAAAAAATCTTTTGGGTTAGTGGACTTCACAGATATGATTGAAAGATTTATTGAATCTAATTTATGTCCTAAGTTTGATGTAATCTTTATTGATGAAGCCCAAGACCTTTCCCCTATTCAATGGAAGATGTACGATATCCTAAAGAAAAATTCTAAAATAGTTATTCTTGCAGGAGATGATGATCAAGCTATTTATGGATGGGCAGGTGCAGATGTTAAAAGATTCCAAGATGAACCCGCTAAAGAAAAAGTTTTACCTAAATCTTATAGAGTTCCAATTAAAGTTCAACAGGTTGCAGACTCTATTATTACTCAAATATCTACCCGACTTACAAAAGAATGGGAACCTAGAGATTATGAGGGACACTGTGAAGATGTCTATAGTATTGATGAAGTTGATTTAACACAAGGCAATTGGTTAATACTCGCAAGAACTAATTATAGATTAATTAAATTAAAAGAACCTTTAATAGAACGAGGAATTTATTTTGAATATAAAGATAGAAAAAGTTTTAGTGCGAAACTTTATAAAGCCATTCAAGATTTTACAAGATGGACTAATGGGAACCCACTTACACCACCTGAAATAAAAGATATTTTTGATTATACAGGACACACCTTTGATGTAGATGAAGCAAATACTTATGAATGTACGGAGTTTGGAATTGATCATACAGATACCTGGTACGAAAAATTCAACGCTGATCCAGAACAAACATTATACATTAGACAAATGTTAAGTAATAAAGAAAAACTTTCTCAAGATGCACGAGTTAAACTTTCCACAATCCATTCAGCAAAAGGAGGCGAAGCTGATAATGTATTATTGATACTAGATAATACAGATAAGATTAGGGAAGCAATAGAAAAAAGTCCTGAGAAAGCAGACGAAGAACATCGAGTTTGGTATGTCGGTGTTACAAGAACAAAACAAAATCTATACATCATGGCAGCAAAGGAGGAAAGACTAGGATATGAAATCCAAACTATACACTAAATTAAAAAAACAAGGAGTTGTTAATTCTAAAGTCAAGTTAAAAGATTTAAAAAATCTTGTAGCAGGGGTTTATGGAAAACAACACGGAGGGAACCACTACTCTAACTTTAAGATTCAACCTTCCCAATTTATTAACGCTAACAATTTGCCTTTTGCAGAAGGGAATGCTATTAAGTATATTTGCAGACACCCATACAAAGGAAAGAAGGAAGATTTGAAAAAAGCAATACACTACATAGAAATGATAATGGAGAGAGATTATGAAGATACCGAAGTTTGAAGCACAAACTGAGTGGGTTAAACCTACAGAGTTTCCAGATCTAAGACAAGTAGATGAAATAGCAATTGACTTAGAGACAAAAGATCCAGGGCTAAAGGAACGTGGATCAGGGTCAGTCATAGGTGATGGTGATGTTGTTGGCATCGCTGTAGCAACTAGTCATTACAAAGGATACTTCCCTATTGCTCACGAAGGTGGTGGTAATATGGACAGACAAAAAGTAATGGAATGGTTAAAGGATGTCCTAGAATCCCCGTCTACCAAGGTTTTTCACAACGCTATGTATGATGTATGTTGGTTAAGAAGACTTGGCCTTAAAGTAAATGGCGATATTGTTTGCACAATGATAGCCGCAGCAGTGACAGATGAGAACAGATTTCGTTATGATCTCAATAGTTTATCGTGGAAGTATTTAGGCTACGGTAAAAATGAAGCAGCCTTAACAGAAGCAGCGCATAGTTGGGGTA